GTACCAGAATAACCCGAAATACCGCTCCAGCCTGATGTACCAGAATAACCGCTTATACCAGACCAGCCAGAAATACCTGACCAACCGCTTATGCCAGACCAACCAGAGATACCACTCCAGCCTGATGTACCGCTAAAGCCCGAAATACCGGACCAGCCTGAAATACCACTAAAGCCTGAGAAGCCAGATGTGCCTGAATAACCCGATTGTCCAGACCAACCTGAGAAGCCGCTGAAGCCAGAAATACCTGACCAACCAGACCAGCCTGAAATACCTGACCAACCAGAAATACCGCTCCAGCCTGAAAAGCCTGATGTACCGCTGTAACCAGATGTACCGCTAAAGCCAGATATACCGCTCCAGCCACTATAGCCAGAGATACCAGACCAGCCTGAGATACCAGATACACCAGACCAGCCACTATANCCGGACACACCGGAACCNGANTAACCAGAGAAACCTGATACACCGATTGGATTATAAACTGCAGAAAAAGCGCCTCGATTGGGTAATGACATAAATTTATTGGGTTATTACAAATTATTTATATCTTTTAAGTGGGCTTTTTAATAATTTATTATAAAAAGCCTTAATTTAGTTTTAAACTAAATATATCCCGAACAGCTTAAGATTAGAAGTACATTTGATACCAAGTCGGTACACCACCCATTACCCCTGCATATACCCAAGTGATAGGTTGAGCTCCAAATTGTCCACCGAGCGGAACATAAGCTGCAATATAAGAAGCACCTTGACCAAATGGATATACTTGACCACCACCTTGGAATTGTAGTACAGCTACTTGTCCTGAGGCTGGTTTAAATATTAAGTAAGCTACTCCAGCCGGGGTTGAAGCTGTACCAGCTCCTGGATCCCACGTACCAGCACTGGTAGCTGTAAAAGTAAATCCTGAATAATTTTGTGATGCACCTACAGAAGACCAATTAGTATCGCCAGGTGTTACAATTGTATATACAGTACCCGGAACAAAATAACCGGCACTAACTATATTAGTTATTGTGACACAAGGAGCACTAATAACATCCCCCACGTTTGGGCTTGAAGGAAATTCAACTACTATACCATACGTACTATTAGTGTGTATTGGTCCATCATTTACAATAAGTGTTTTAGTACCACTACTAAACTGTTTACCGTATACAGTTTGAGAACTTAACGTTAAAGGCGAATTGCTATATAACCCTTCAACATTCCCAGTTAATGTATATGCAGTCCAATAATTATCAGCTTTTGTGCTTACAACTATAACATCAGAATAGTTAATAGATCCACTTCCTGTACCTGCTGCACCAGAATAACCTGATATACCGCTTGCACCTGCAGTACCAGAGTAACCTGATATACCGCTATAACCAGAAGCACCATTGGTACCGTTAGTACCAGAATAACCTGAGTAACCAGACTTACCTGAAAAACCTAAACCACTAAAACCGGATATACCAGACCAACCAGAATAGCCTGAAGTACCTGTAACTGATTTATTCCAAACAGCTGTATTAGTTAAAACTATACCTGGGTTGGTTGATGAAGCTAAAGCTACATATAAATTTTGACCGTTAGTAACAATGTCGTTAATACTATATGTTTGAGTGTTGTCATATTGACCACGATAGTTNAAGCCTAAACTATCNATACCACTNTAACCGGANTAACCAGATATACCAGAGTAACCGGAAGNACCATTTACACCTATTATACCGTTTATACCGGAATAACCACTAAAGCCTGAAAAACCAGAAATACCTGAATAACCGCTATAACCTGAAACACCGGAACCAGAATAACCTGACCAACCACTATAACCACTCTTACCGGACATACCACTTATACCNTTAGTACCATTTGTACCACTATAACCACTATAACCCGATACACCACTAACACCATCGAAAACCGGTACACCACTTAAAAGGTATGTGCCAAGAATATTAAAATCACCATTAATAGTTGTGGTGGCGTCTATTATAACATCTGGACCGCTATCAAATATACTACTATTACCTAAAGAATGGGCACCAGTCCAACGTGCNAAATAACCACTGGTACCATTGTTTGTACTACCAATTATTACTCCAGGAAANTCAACAACCACACCAGTTGTTGTACCTGTACCAATTAATACCGGTTTAATGACACTACCACTTGCAGTAGGAGCATCTGTTGTTATTTGACCNGGTACTGTGTCTGAAAGGTAATAACATGTAGCATCTTCAATANCAGTTAGTCCTGAAATATAACCATTAATAACATATGTGAATTCGCTACTATTTGCAGATTGTACTACCCCTATAACTTCAGAAGTATTAATATCGTTTGCTAAAGCTAAATCGTAACCACCTGTTGTTTTATAAATTGCTTGACCTGCACTAAACGAATTTGTATATGTTACAGATTGGTTGTTAGCGTTAAAGCCTGAATAACCAGATATACCAGACCAGCCACTAACACCCGAATAACCAGAGTAACCAGATGTACCACCACCACCTGTTGAAAATATGTGTAAGTCAGTATCTGTCGTACCTGTATCGTACCAGTATATATAAGGCACACCTGCAATAATAAGACGAACCTGTAATGATTGAAATCTTATTGCTTGAGGTATTGCTGCATTAGCTGCTGCTTTTGCTGCGGTTTCGTTTGGTCCATAATAAGGACCTGACCACGTATCAACCGGTACCGGGTTGACTGGTTGTATACCAAATGGAATTTCTAAGCCTGGAGTTAATGCCATGTTACGAGAATGTTACTAATAGTTTATGCGAAGGACTATATGGTATAGCGTTCGTCATAGTATATAGGTTATAGGTAGTAGGAGTTCCACCCACTGTTATGCTTACCGTGCTTTGAGTGCTGAAGTGATCTGTCAAATCAACAAAGAATGCATTTGCATCTATAATAGTTACTAAATTGTTTGCAGCAGGTAAAGCTACTGTAAAGTTGTTATAAGTCGTTCCTGTCCAGAAATTGAATGGATTTGCGCCATTTGTGTACGTAGAACTTAAGGCTTGTACATCGCTTGAAGTAGTTGGTACAGCTGCAGAAGGACCAAAGTATATTACACCAGCCATACCAGTAGGTGTTGGAGTTGGAGTAGCTGTTGGTGTCGGTGTTGGGGTAGCTGTTGGAGCAGGAGTATGAGTTACTGTAGGTGTTGGTGTTACAGTAGGTGTTGGTGTAACTGTTGGTGTAGGAGTAGCTGTAGCTGTTGGAACAGGTGTACTTGTAGGTACAGGGGTTGGAGTTACTGTAGGCGTACTTGTAGGGGCCGGAGTCGGTGTATAAGTGACGACCGGTGTAGGTGTCGGGGTAGGTACCACACCACTAATAGCTAAATTAATAACTTGCTGTACAGTTAAACCTGAGGCAGGTATAACGTCTCCGTTTTTATATTGACCAAATGTATAACCTGGAGCTAAAGATACTGTCAAGTTTGACGGGAAAACATAATCCGAACCAGCTGCACCGGAGAAACCCGAGTAACCAGAAATACCTTGAATGCCTGGTATACCCTGTATACCTTGCGTACCACTATAACCAGAATAACCTGACGTACCACCAGGTGCGCCAGACGCACCGGAGTAACCACTGTAACCACTAAAGCCAGAAATACCTGAACCACCACCGCCACCACCACTTGCACCGCTCCACCCAAATAATGCTGATAACGAAACAGCATATGACGTGTATGTACCGTCTCCGTTTGGTTGTTCAAGATAAATTAGGTCCTGTCCAGATAAACTTGGTACCGTTGGTAGTTCGTGAGGAAATATTAAATTTGGATAATCTACGGACATGGAAGGAGGTAAATACTTATTGATACATCTGTTAGTTATTAGGACTCTTAGCTACTAAGTACGTGTTTGCGCCGGAAACTGCAACTGCACCGGTAACTGTACCGGCTTGATTTGTGACACCAATTAACCTTACAAGTACATTAGTGTCTTCGTAGTCACCGTATACTAATGTATTGGATTGAGCGTTCTCTCTATAATCAAATACTTCTGCTGAAGGTTTATCAACAAATTGCGTATATTCTTTTGTTTCCAGTACTTTTGGTAAACTGTTAACTGGACCTTCATATTTGTTGTCATATACTTGATCCATTTTCTTTTCACGTGGAGCACTAAGTTCGTAATTCCATTCATAACGTTTCGCTTTTATAGTCCATATATAATGGCCCATAATTTGGTTAGATTCTTCACCACCGGATTCATCAAGACGTTCTGTTATTTCAAATACTTTACCTGATCTACCATTAGGGCGGGTAGAACCGTATTCTGCTAACTCTATGAGATCTCCTGCTTTAGGTTCGTAGTTATATGCAGAAAGCGCACCGCTAACTGCGGTAACCGTTGTTGTGAAAGTGTTTATACCAATCCAAGCCGTTAAATCTGCTTCACCCTGTAAACCGAATTTGCTTAATATAACATTATCATTACTTAACTGGATTGCCATTACCATTGGAATAGGTGGGGCATATCTTAATAATGTATGCTCTCCATATAGATAATCATGAGCGGATAAATTATAACCATTTATATAATAGTTAATTTGCTGCCCATATTGACTTATTTGTTCTTGCCACCAACTATTGAATAAAGATATCTGCGCGCTGTTATCAGCAACATTAAGAAATCTAACACCGCTTGTTCCGTACGTACAATTGTATCCACCACTTAATTGATCCCCAACACCATCAACACCTGGTGGTGTATATGTACCAGTATCAATACAATATTTAGATAGAAAAGACGCACACATTAAAATTATTTACTATAATCTATAGATTTACAGCCAGATATACTAAATAATATTGTAAATGAAGATTAAAAACCTATCCGACCTCGGCGAACTTTATGGAAATATTGCCGCTGCTAATATTTCAGTTCCTGATGTAGTTAATGAAAAAGCTACTCAAGCTGTAGAACATACAGATACAAGTGTATATCTAACTGAGAACATGGTTAAGGCCGGAAGTGCACTCGGGGGCGGTCCTGGTGTTAAAAAGGTTGATGGTGCAGAAGTTACACCACCATTACCAAAAAGCGGTCCTGCTGGATTAAATCCAAAAAAGAGCGGCTTTAAGCCCGTAGATAAAATGGAAGATCCAGGCGCTGATGCTAAGAAAATGAAAGATGAAGAGGAAGGTAAAGAAGAGCATGAAGCAAAAGAAGGAGAAGCAGATACAGAAGCAGAGAAAAATACTACTGCTAAAGAAAAAGTTAAAGAAACTGTAGCTGAAAACAATAAATATATCTACAAACCAAAGTTTACTATGTCAAAATCAAAATTCGATCAACTATATGAGAACGCAATCAAAGGTGTTCCATTCAACGAAAACGAAGAAGCAATGATGCACGATGAAGAAGAAGCTGGTGTAATGCCTGCTACTGACGCAGCTGCAGATGGTGCTGAAATGGGCGGCGATGAAATGCAGCACGAAGAACTTCCTACACATGAGGAAGCTATTGAAATGCTTGAAAAGGTTCTTTCATTTTTAAAGAAAGATAAAGAAGTAGATGCTGAACACGGTGATNTACCTGATGAAGATCAAGAAATTGCTGGCCATACCGAAGATGAAGGAATGGTAGCTGAAGAAGTTGAAGCAGAAGACGAAGGTCATGTTTTAACTAAAGCTAATGGTTCCTTAAAGAAGGGTAATCCTGATTCAGTTAGCAAGCCAGTTGTAGCAAGTACAAAAGGTACAAACAAAGCTACAGGTGGTAAAGCTGAAGATGGTAAGATCCGTAATGAGCCAGAACCAAAAGAAGAGCACGGCGATATCAAGAAACTTCAAAACACAAAGAAGTTTACAGCAGGTGCTACTAAAGAGCCAAAGGTTGGCGACGATCTCTTTGCTTAAGACTTAGACATAGTACAGTTTACAAAGCCGTTAGCAATAACGGCTTTTTTTTATGTACTAAAACATTCCACCGTTTAAACGACCAGAAGCTGAATTGAAGTTCAGCGGCTTCCATCCCTGTGCGTATAACTCATCAACGTCAGAGTTATTGTCTTTACCGGCAAATATAGTTGGGTTACGTACTGTTGCATCTGGACTTTTACCTTTTTCGTACCTATTATATAAATCTTTTTGGCTTGGTAGTTCAATATCACCCACACTAAACGGGTCCCAATCTAACGGAGCTATTTTTAGTGGTTTACCATTACCATCTCTTTCCATTACTTCATAAAACTGTTCTACTACTTTAGTATCTAAAGCAAATAATGCCCATATTAAGGACTCTACTCTATCGTCTAAATAACGATCTGATTGTTTTTTCCACACACCATTGGCTTGTTTAACATATGTTTTAAACTCATTAATGGTTTCTTTGTCGTACAACTTAAGACACTTTAAAGTAGACATCCAATAACGTAAGTTTGCCATTGCATTGAACTTACTATTAGTGTGCGAGTATACGCCCATTCTATTATCTCTATCCGCCTTTTCAGTAAACGTACCCATACTCGGTGTGTACTTTATTAAGCTTTCATAATTGTGAGTATGTATTAATGCATCTATAACCTGAGCACCGCAATTATTGCGTTCTACTAACAAAGGTGGCCTTCCCCATTCGTGGGCTATTTCCACTAATTTCCCAGCAAAATTAAAAGGGTCAAGCTTGTTATTTGCGTACGTAGCGACCTGTTCTATATTGGTTAAATCCGTAATATCCAGTACTTGAATAGCAGAGTTAGCTCTACCAATACCATCTCCAACGTCAACCCCAATTGTATAGAAATGTCTTGGTTTTCTTTCTACATAAATCTTATAGCATTCATCATCGCTTGTTAATATGGGTTCTGGAGCTGTTTTTTCGAACTCTAACATTAAGTCACTATCTAAAGCGTTTTCACCAGCTGCTCTAAATTCATTACCATATTCTTGATTAAATGCTTCTACAGAACCAAGAGCCTTAGCTGTCATATCTCTCCACTTTTCATCTCTACCAGGCACCTCCCACCAGTCCACTCTTTCATTGTGCCAACCATTACTGTTGTCTAAAGATTCTGTATATATATTATAAAATAAGTTGCCCACACCATTAGGTGTTGATAACATAAAAATTTTGGACTTCTTCGAAGACGAAACTACAGGGAATACTGATTCCCAAAAGTCGTTCATAAACTCAGGCGGAATAAATGCAGCTTCGTCAATGAGTAGACAGTTAATAGATTCACCTCTGGCAGCATCAGATGTGGTGGTACTAATACCAATTGAACTACCGTTAGCTAACTCTAAACCGGTTTTAGCATAGTTTATAACACCCGGTTTCAAAAAGTTCGGTAACATTTCATACGCCAACCGAATACGCTTAAAAATATTAATAGCTGTTGCTTCTTTATTAGCAATTAATAATACTCTATAATCGTCCTGAAAACAAATCATCCATAAAGCAAATATAGTTAGGATGGTTGTATTGTGGGTAGGTATATATTGCTTACCACAAAGATATAAGCTATCCGAGCTATCAACAGTTATACAGCGTACCGGAACTGAGTCTACCTTTTCTATATTTTTAATATAATGCCATTGAGATCTAAATTTAGATTGCACTTCAAATGGCTTTATATTTAATCTATTACGTTTAAACGATAACCTACAAATATACTCAATGGGTGTAAATGTAATACAAGCCGCTGGTTCACATTCAACACCATAAAGCTTTGGTATATATTCTTTATATGTGACCTTATAACCCAAGCTTTCAGTTAGCTCTTTCACTTGTTTAGCTAAAGGTATATTAGTATTGTAAAATTGACAAACACCACCTTTATTAATATAACCATCGCTATCTATTAATCCCTGTAAGAGGTGTAGTCTTTGCTCTCTGCTTGCTAACATATATTCTACAGGTATATGTTTATTATTTCTTAAATTATTAGATGTTAATAATGACAGTAGACCTTTTGTTTGTACATTTTCATTTACCGATATTCTCAACGTATATACGTCTGTATTATATTCTTTTAATGTTAGTTTATCAAACTGAGTTTGCTGGTTTTTTAATATATCAATTATTTCAGTTATATCTCTTTTACCTACTGTAATTGAATTAACATCACTTGCTCCATCTCCGAGCCATAACCCGAGCACATATGGATCTATAGGTAAGTTTTTTTTAATTCCTTCTATACCGTTAATATTTGTTGGTATTCTATGGTTAGGTTCTTCACCATATGTTTCTAAAGTATCAAATAGTTGTTTTGTTGTTTTTACTGAACCCTTACTATTTCTTTCTTTTCTACTTTGTGTAAACCATAAATGTTCAGCATCAGCTATTATATTTTCTCCGTTATCAAAAGTAACCTTATAGCAATCTCTATTATATAATATATCATGTGCTTGAGTAACATTACACGCNTTACCATCTGAACCGTAAACTTTATCACCGGTCTTTAATTCTCCCATTGTAGTCCAGCCGTTAGGTGTGGGTATTGGTGTGTCTAACGCTAATGCTTTACCAATCTGTCTACTTGCTAATACAACATTAAATCTATGATCAACAAGTGCTTTTAAAATACGCTTTTGATAATTATAAAGCTTAATTGGTTGTTTACCTTCGTCAAGATTAACAATATAAAAAAAACGAGAAAAATGTAATATGGACTTGCGTGCACGTTCCAAGTCTTCAATCATGACCTCATTCCATTGAAAGTTAGTCTCGGGTACAGGTAAGTTTTTATTACCTAAATAGAACGTTTCTTTAGAGGCTTTAGCCATTATAGTTTAGGTCTAACACCAAATTTTATTTTGTGACCTGCAGCCCCACCTGAACCAAACTGCAATGCATAGTTTATACCTAAATTTAACGTAGCATCGTATAATTGCTGTATGGTAACACCTGCAGGTGTATTTAAGAATGCTGCCTTTACATTAGAGTTTTCAACAGCATTAAACACTACAAGTCCTTGAAAGTCAGTTATTTCTTTATATCTTAACAATTGTGCAACAAAAATTGTTCTTCTAAATATAGGCCCATCTATGACTTTAGTTAATTCGTTAACTTTATCTGTAAAAATTTGTTTAATTTGAGATACAATACTTGGAGTGTTTGCACTCGACATAGATGTAGCAAGGTGGGTAAGCTCTTCTATAAATTTATTGGTATCGTTGTTAATTTTATATTCACTGTATATTGCAATTAAACTGTTTTGATACTCCTGAGCGGTAGGAGGTGTACCACCCTTTAATAGTAACCCGTCTGTGTGTTTAACTTCAATTTTAAAGTCTCCACCAATCAACACGTCTCCCACGTGTGGTTTAGATCCATTACTAAAAAATGTTAAGAACAATTCCCCAGAACCAACACGTGCATGTAATGTCGGGGGCGTGCTTTCTGATCTAACAACTGATATAAATTCAGGTGAAGCAGCTATTTCTTGAGGTGAAATATTGTAACTATTACCTAATAGTTCACTAAACGTACTAAGACTATTTGAATGTACTAAAGATTTTAAATTATGAGCAAACTTATCAGCATTTTCTTGTGTTAATTGAATACCGAGATTAGATATAAAAGTTTGATAAACATTTAAATTGTCATTAATAGCGCCTTTTAAACTTTGTAAGCGTGTTTCAATTTCCTGTCTAACTGAAGTATTTTGTGTACTGCCTAATTTAGCTATTTTCTTTACTTGATCTGCTGCTTGTTTTGTAACATCAAACCCTTGTACATCTTGTGGATTCTTTTTATTACCAACAATTACTTCGTATTCTTCTCCTTCTTTGATAAACTCTCTAATAGCTTGCAAATTGATACGTGGTTTACCGGCAACCGCTTCTGTATATAAATCCCCTATGTTCTTATAAGGTTTACGGTTTTTCTTTTTAGCTTTGTTGTTAATGCGCGCCATTGTATGTGTATTATTTACTATACTATGTAAAAATGTAACGTGTATATTTTGTTACTATTATAACGTGCATTCACTGTTGTAGATGTAAATATTTAATACTCTTTCCATGGCTTTCAATCAAACTTATAACCCTATAGGCGCATCCGGATATTCTGGCTATAGCGGTATTGGCGGATCAGGATATTCAGGATTCTCAGGTATTTCAGGTTGGTCTGGTATATCTGGCTATTCTGGTATAAGTGGTTATAGTGGTTCAGGTGTTTCGGGTTATAGTGGTGCAAGCGGTTATAGCGGTATATCAGGTTATAGTGGTTATTCTGGTGTCAGTGGCTACTCTGGTATAAGCGGTTATTCTGGTATTTCAGGTTACTCTGGTTATTCGGGCTATTCCGGTATTAGTGGTTACTCAGGCTATTCTGGCATTTCAGGTTATAGCGGTTACTCCAGTTATAGTGGTTTTAGTGGTATATCGGGTTACTCAGGTTATTCTGGTATATCTGGTTTCTCTGGTATAAGCGGTTTTAATGGTATTTCAGGCTGGTCTGGCTTCTCTGGTATTTCCGGTGCATCTGGTATATCAGGCTTTAGCGGTATTAGTGGCTGGTCTGGCTTTAGCGGTATATCTGGTTATTCTGGCTCACCTGCTATTGGTATTACTTATTACCCAACAAGTTCTGCATCTGAGTTTAGTGTATACTATGGTTTATTTGCTGT